AATGTATAGGGATCTGAACCTACGGCTCCCCGAGACTCTCTTTTTTCATCTGGAACGACAAGCTGAGGAGCAGGGTGTTTCACTCGAAGCATTCTGCTTCTCTCTTCTCTCTGGTGAGAAACAAGAAGTTTCCCTCGTGGACCCTACTTACTACCAGTCAATGACACTGGACATTCTAAGAAAAGAAATTCGGAAGGTTGTAGAAAGCGACCTGACAAAAGAAGAAGTTCGCAAAAGGGTAAATGCCCTTGAGTTTCAAATCTCACGGAGATACATTCGATGAGTGAAGTTACCGTTTTATCTCCGCAAACTCGGGGAATTACTTACCCCCTCACCGTGGCTAACGGAAATCTGGCCACAAGCACCGACTACGACTTGGTGACACAACAAATTCGTAGCGTTATTGAAACTCGTTACTACGAGCGAGTAATGAGGGCAGAATATGGCATCGGGGACTATGTTCTTGAGATTTTAGACCCCGGACAGATCAACTCCGCCATCCAGTATAGCATCTTGCAAAATGTTGAGGGCTTAACTAACCTCAGCGTCACTGGAAATTGGCGTGTAGATGGAGATGACGGTCTTTACTATGTGTTCATCTTATACGAGGTTAATGGAATTCCTCAACCTCCCCTTAATTTCACCTTGGCTAACTAACCGGGTAAAACTAAACAACTAAGGCAACGCACGAGAGACTTGGATGGCGCAACGATTCAAGACAGCACCAGTTCCATCAGGTGAGGTTGCTCGTTATACGAGTGATCCGTATAACCTATCGTCCATCTACATGTTTGGTAGCTCCTCTCCTTTCACGGGGCAGGGGAACACCATCGTTCGACCGAATGACGACCTTCTCATTCAGAAAGGCGGCAACCGGGCTCTCGTTGTCTATCAACGACTTTTATACGATGAGCAAGTGCAATCTTGCTTTCGTAAGTTGATGCAGGAGGTAACCTCCCGCCCGTGGTACGTTCAGCAATATTCCGATAAGCCTGGGGACCTTGCAGTGCGCGACTTTGTCGCAGAGGTCCTGGAGGAAATGCCCCTCGACGACATTTACACGGGAATGGCAGAGGCCTTAATTACTGGTTTCTCCGTTGGGGAAATCATGTGGAAAAAGACAAAGCGTGGCGTAATACCTTTTGATATCCGCATGCGCGACCAGCGCCGCTTTGTTTTCCAGGAGGACCAAGATGCCGTCAATGGCTTCACAATGCGTTGCCTTACCTTCAACCGAATGTTTGAGGGTGTGGAGCTGCCGCAACGGAAGTTCATCGTCAGCCGTTATTGGGTTTCGCACAACGGTGACCCATACGGTGCTGCTCTCGGCCGCATTCTTTATCCTCTCGTCAAGTTTCGGCGCCGTGCCATCGAGTCTTACGTGCTCTACGGCGACCGTTACGCGACGCCGACAGCTGTTGCAAAAGCCCCGCTCTCAGCGAGCACTCGAGAGTTGGATACGCTCTACGGTCATTTATCCAATCTCTCCCAAGAAACGGCAATGATTTTGCCGGAAGGCTACGAACTTGAGTTTGTGGTCCCCACCGGCTCCCCCGAGGTTTTCAAAAATCTCATTGAATACATTGATAAGGAAATCTCCCTGGTAATTTGCGGCGAGGATGAGGCTGGTCAAGCTGAGGCCGGCTCTCGCGCATCTTCGCAAGTTGCTAACACCATTCGTGTAGTTCGCGCTAGCGAAATCTCTGAGATGCTCTCTCAGACCTTGACCCAAACTCTGGTCCGTTGGATTGTCGATCTCAACTTTGGGGTTGATGTTGCTGCGCCCTACCTTACCCGTGAGTTCCGCATTGAGGAATCCCCACTCACAATGCCTGACGTTTCCCTCATGATTCAGTCTGGTTACACCCCCCGTAAAGAGTGGATTGAGCGTCACTTCCGTGTTGAGCTTGAGGAGAAAAAAGCCGGTGGCGAAGAAGGAGAGGCCACCACTTACGATCCCCAGAAAGACCAGGATCTGGTCGGGTCAATTTTTGGTGCGGATTCCGGTCAGCCCACACCTGGCCAGGAGCAAGCAGCGGCTCAGGATTTGGATGCGGCTGCCAACGTTATGGACATGCCCGCCGGGGCTGCTCCCGAAGAATCGCAATCTGATGCCGTGGGGGCCCCTTCAGCACAAGATCAAATGGGCGGTGCCGCGAGCAAAGCCACTACGGAAGCTGCTCCAGACAGCGAACAATGGATGTCTGATGAGGAGATTGACCGGCTACTTGGCGGAATGGAGGAAGAACAAGCCCCTCAAAAGCCTTTCGGTAATCAGAAAATCAGTGAAGACGAAGCCGTAGAGATGGATAGAAAGTAGGGTAAAAACTGAACAATGGGTCACTAATAAACACGGTGTTTACAAAACGCATCCACGTCTTCAAAGCAGGTGATCAGACTTCTGCTCAAGGAGTTCAGAGAAATTTCTCTGAAAAAGACTTGCAGCAGGTTGTCGATAATTACGATCCCTCGATCCATGAAGCACCCCTTGTAATCGGTCACGCAGGCGACAATGACAGCCTTCCTGCATACGGTTGGATCAAAGGATTCGCCAAGCAGGGAGGCAATTTGTATGCCGACGTTGCGTTTACCGACACAGCCAAGGACCTGGTGAAAGATGGTCATTACCGTAAGGTTTCGATTTCATTCTACTCACCAGACTCCGCTATCAACCCACATAAAGGAAAGTGGAGTGCTCGACACCTTGCCTTGCTGGGGGCCTCTCCCCCGGCGGTAAAAGGTTTAGAACCCTTCTCCTTTTCGGAGGCGGAGGGAGTCTACGACTTTGCCGTAGCTCTCACTCCCTCGGATATCTTCGATGAGGATCTCGGCCCCTCACTTATTGTGGAAAAGAGCCCCCTCGAAATGCTCCGAGAGAAGCTCGATGAAGTCCGTCAGGACGTTTCGAGTGCGGTAAAAGAACTACAAGGTAACCAACAAGCACAACCTACCGAGCAACTTGAGGAAGTTGGCACCTCGTCTGTTACGTCTCAACCCGAGCTCGGACAGATGGCCAACCCTGATGCTCCCCAATTCAAAGAATCTACAAAAAACGTGGGTCGCGAAGGAACTGAAATTTCTCAGCAGACGGCTGACCTCGAAGATCAATTTCCGGAAGAGGAATTTATGGAACAAGGAAAAATCAGCCGGAAGCACGCTAAAGGTGCCCACGGCCAAGTCATGCAAGTTGTAGAGAACGTCTACGATGAAGCACACAAAGAATCGACCGACGAGCGTAAAGCCGCCGCTGACCGTGCCTTCGAAGCCAAGCGCATGAAGAAGGAAGGTAAGGATGCCGAAGCTAAAGAGGTCAAGCGTTTTGGCAAGGAAGAGGACGAACTCATCAAAGAAGCCAAGCACTCTGAGCTTGAGTATGACGAGTTTGGCCGTTATGACACCGCTCGCTCTGATTCCGACGGTTATGTCGATCGGATGAAGACCGGTAAGGCTCCTGGTGGCGGCAATGGCTCCGACCGCATGAAGACTGCCAAGTCTAGCGAGCAGGACCGCGATCGCATGCACACTGCTGAGAACGGTGAGCAAGATGAGGATCGCATGCACACTGCTAAGGCCTCTAAGGCTGATGCCGAGGGTGAGAGCCGCTGGGCCGGTCAGGAAGATGGCTATGACCAGGTGTCCAACATGGACCAGTATGACGCTGGCCTCGATGACTACCCCGAGGGCAACAAGCCCAAAATGTCCACCGGCACCGACCCCTACGGTCGTGACGAGACCGAAACTAAAATGCCCACCGAGTCGGAAGAAATGCCCGATGACGAGGTGTTTGCTGTTGGCATGACTAACGTCATGAGCGACAAGAACATGCGCGTTCTGCGTCAGAAGTCCTCTGATGCTCGTGCCAAGGGCGTGAAAACTCACGACCTGCTCTATGCTGAGCCCCAAGCTGACGAAATGACCGGCGATGAGGGTGTAACCACCGCTCGCAAGGGAATGTCTGCTAGCAAGACCGTTGAGCACGCTGAGTATGAGACTGACGACGCTGATAGCGGAGCCAGCCTGGAAACTCTGCGTGGCGAAATCGGCGATGGCAAAAAGTCCAAGAGCCGTCAGCTGACCCCTGGCGCTATGGACGACACCGACACCCCCGGCGAAATCGTTGGCCCTAGCGGTGCTTTTGCTGAGTCCTACAAGGGCGAGCCCAAGGCCAAGTCCAAGCAGCTGACCCCCGGCGCTATGGATGAGGTGGATGAGGCTGCCGAGACCGTTGGTCCTGGTGGCGCCTATGGCGAAGCTTCCCTGGGCAAGCTCCGTGAGGACATCGGTGATGGTAAGCCTTCCAAGTCCAAGCAACTGAAGCCTGGCGCTATGGACACCGTGACCGACCCTGCTGAGGTTTCGAAGAAATCTGGCGGCGTCTATGCTGAGGAGCATGGCGAGAAGAAAGACCCCTACACCAAGACCGGTTTCGGCTCCACTTATGAGGAAGGCGAAGGCGATGACGGTGTGGATGAGGGTGAAGAGAGCTACGGCGAAGGTGAATACTCCGTTGACCATTGCGGCATGAGCTACGGCAGCCCCATGCAGTCAATGACCGGCAGGAGCCATGGCATGATGGACATGTCCGCCATGTATGAGGAGCTGGTGAGCCTCAAAGAGAAGTACGCTGAGCTTGAGAACCGCAACCGTCAAGAGAAGATGAACTTCCGCCGGATGCAAATGTCCGAGGCAATCGGTCATTTGTACACCGAGGGTCGTCTGACCGACGGCATCATGCCCGAGCAGGAGCTTATCTCCTATGTTGAGGGTCTGGAGTTTGGCACCCTGGAATTCTCCGAGGGTGAGACTGCCGCTACCAAGCTGCTGAACCTGCTGAGCAACCTGCCTCCGATGGTTTCCTTCGGGGAAGTTGCTGGTGGCACGTTCCAGTTTGCTGAAGAGGCCGACCTGGATCCCCACGCTCGCGCTCTGAAGATGGTGGAAGCTTCTGAAGGCCAGATGGACTACGTCGAAGCCCTGAAGAAGACCATGTTTTCGTGAGGTAAGTGATGGACCTTCTTAGCCTGGTTTCTATGGCCACAAAGAGAAGGTCTGATTACTTCTCACAGGCCAAAACTCTTGCTCAAAAATACAAAGAGCAGCCCCGTCTGGAAGAACGGATGAAGGCAGAGTCCCTTGGCCTCGTGAAAGGATTACGCGACAAGTTGATGAAATGGGGTGAGTACGAGAGAACAATCTTGGACAAAACCCTTGTTTCAGCACTTGC